GGTCATTTGTCCACGTCGCCGCAGACAGCGTGCCGTCAAACAACCCTGAATAAGTGATGCGCCCCAGGTGTGTTGTGGTGTCAACAGTGCCGTTGCTAGGAATCCTGACCTTTGTGCCACGGATCAGATATTTCCGCCGGGGGATGTTTTGGAACTGCTTTGAGCTGAAACGCAGGCCAGCCAACGCAGTGTTTGGATAGGCCAGCTTCTCGTCTTGAATCTCTGTGTAGCTGCTGAAAAATGTTGAGCTTGCACGTTTTGAACTGGTTTCGTCTGCACTTACGCGAACAACACGCAGATCGACAGGAAAGTTGCCAGTCAGATTGACTAGATAGTCACGCTGATAGCGGCTGCTGCTTTTGCCGCTAATCGTGTCACTGAGAACGTCGTTATATCCACCGCCGTCATATTGCAGCTGTATTTTTATGCTAACTGAGTTTCCTTTAATGTCGCCGTCGTCTTCAACTAATTGAAGCGATGGGACTGTAATTGTGACACGCACGCGATCAATATCTGAGTCAGTAATTGATCGTGTAACAGGGGCTGCATTTGTTACCTCAACGTTTACTGCCCTTTCGTTCTGGATGCCACCTGAAGGGTTAGGAATGTGCGGCTGCCCTTGCGTGCCATGCGCAAAAGTTCCGGTGAAGTTATCAAAATTTACAGATCCGTCGCTGTTTTGAACTGGTGTGTCATCTATAAAAATACTTTTAGCACCATCATCTAATCCTTCAATTTCGCCTTCACAAAGCACCTCAAGAATGTTGACAAACTGTTCCGACTTGAGACTGTCATCTTCCTCCGTCGGAGTTCTGCTGCTCCCACCGCCGCCTTTGCCGCCGCCGCCGCCAGCACCTTGAATCAGCTTTTCATCAATCATTAGACTGGGAACCCAAGGAGGTCAGCAGTTTCAAATACCAGGCCATATTTCTTGCGCATACTGAATGGCAAGCCGACCAGGCGCGGATCAATAGTTTCTCTAGCAGAGTGATCAACATCAAAACCGCTGCTAATCACAGCTGAGCCAATAACAACACGCCCGTAGGCTATAGGCACCGCCAAGCCTTGCTGGCTCGTGTTGGTGATTCCGCTGAAGCTGAAGTTTTGAATCCGGTTGGCCTCTTTAAGCTCAAGCCCTGAAGGTGGCGTGGGCGAAATCATTTGAGAAATACCACCCAAAACCAAGGACGCACCAACCGCTGACAACGCCGTGCCGACAGTTGTCAGCGTTCCTGCCGCTGCGATTGGTCCGCCAAATGCGCCGAAAGCAGAGGCCCCAAACAAACCAGCGCCAGGAAACAAAAACGACGCACCAATCAGCAGACCGCCGAAAATAGCCCGGCCAATACCACCAGCTCCAGCAATAACAGGCGTGATGCTGAAGACCTCACGCTCTGACCAAGGCAGGCCCAGCACGCTCACATCACTAGGTGTCGCCTCTTCCTTGCCAACCCTTACCCGATAAGCAACGCCGTCCTGCTCGCTATTAATCAACCACTTGTCTAGGCCAGGAAAATTAACGCACAAAGCCTTAATTGCTTGGGCAGGTGTCGCCACGTTCAGCTCAAAGCGGCACTGGCCTAACCGCTCCCTCAAAGCGCCATAGACCTTAATTACTTTCATGGCGGATCGCCCGGTCTGTGGCCTTCAAATAATAGCCACCCAGTAAATCCCTAGAACTCAAGCGGCCCTGGACATGATGCAAAATCTGCTGGTCGCCAAGGTAGATGGCAGCGTGGTTTGGGACAGGTGACTGCAAGTTCATCAGCAGCAGATCACCTCTCTGCAGCTGCTCAATCGGCACTCGTGAAAACCCCTCGTTCGCGAAGTTCTCCACATACATGTTTTCCCCGTTGTGCCACCACTGATCACGGCGGTGATAGTCCCTCAATGTGATGCCATATTCACGCTGAAAAAAGTCCCGCACCAACGTGTAGCAGTCAACAATCCCGTGAACGAACTCACGGCCCACATACTGCAGCTCAAAGCCCTCTGGCTCGCAGTAGCCCCAGCCCTCAGTTTTCGGGTTGACGATGAACCAAGGCAAGCCGGACTTTTCACAGGCAACACGGTCAGCCTCTGACGGCCTGGGGTTGGTCACAGGGTGACTGTGAACGATCGCTACCACCTCGCCTTTGTCTTCCACTTCATGCCAGCCGTCAAGCACAAAATGCTCATCCGGTGTCTGGGCAATGTTGCGACAGGGGAAGTAACGACGCCTGCCCTTCACAACAGCAACTAGCCCGCAGGCTTCCTTTGGGAACTCATCCTTTGCGTGCTGCAGGATTTCCGCCTGCATCGTGGCAGTCAGCTTCATCGCGTCAGGCCCGCCCCAGGGAAGGATCCAAACGGCAGCGTTCCGTTTTCACCGAATCGCAGCTTGCAAGATGCAAGACGCTTGCCGCACACGTCCTGAGCCAACGTGCTGACGCTGTTGCCGTTCACGTCAAAGTAGTTGGTGCCGGTGTAGCTGCACTCGCTGCTCCTGTAGATCCATTGGCAGGTGTTAGCCACAATCTGCCGCTTAGGCAATTTCTGCCCAACAAGGTCAAATTCACTGGCAAGCTCGAAGGTGACAACGTCGCGGGTCTCTGTTGCCTTGCGGTTGATGCGCCAGATCTCTGTGGGGAACCTGGCGTTCGGGTCTGCCGTCGATTCACCGTCTAGGTAACGCTTGAGAGTGCGGATCCGCTTGACCGTCGCGCCCGTCAGATCGTTGCCTGTTGTTGTGGCGTTGACCAACGCCAAAAGCGTAGTCATAGTCCCGTCCAGGTTGGCGATGCTTAGCGTCGGCTGGGGAAGCGTGCCGCCAGAGCGCATCTCAAAACCGTCAGCCTGAACAGGGAAGCGCGTATAGGCGTTGCCGTCAAAGGTGATATTGCCTGTCACGTTTGCATTGCTGCCAGCGTGAAACCGATAAACGTCAGAGCTGCCGTGCAGCGTGCTGTCTAAGTGCAGTTCAAACAGCTCAATGATCGCGCTAGGTGCAAGAACAGAAACATCCTCATAGACGCTGCTGATCGCAGTCCAAACAACAGTGTTATCAGTGATTGTGCTGCCAATGTCTGTCGGCCAGCTCGGCTCACTGCTGGCAGAGGTGCCAGCTGTTGTGCAGCGAAACCACAGGCCACTTGCTTGGCTTGTGGTGGCTCTGCGTATATCACCAACGGAAAAGGCGGTGCTGGCTGCCCAGGCTGCAACTGCTGCCATTACGGTTCAGGAACTTGGCGGAAGGTTGCGTTGATTGTGGCCCGATTCAGATAGGGAATAGATTTGCTCCAGCTCTCACATACAAACTTTGCAGAGCTGCTTTCCCCTGGCGGTGTGAAATCAAACGATGCTGAATCGTCAGCACGGGCATCGAGGAAAGTTTCAATCGTGTCTGCGTCAGTTTCTGAAACCTCAAAAGTCAGCTGATAAACCTTCATGTTTTGATTCAGGCCGTACTGCAGTCGCAGCTCATATCCATCACCAAAACGAACGTTTCTCGTCGCAGGGCGACTGCGTTTCTGTACGCCGTAAGTTGGCGTGATGGTGCCAGATGTTGGGAAAGTAGCCATTAGACAGCAGCGAGAAGGCCACCAGGCCGTTTCTGTTTCAGCAGTTCCTGTTGTACTGCCAACCCGATGGCCTTGCCAAGTTGAGCACCCTGCCCGCTACTTGCATCAGCTGAGGTTTCAGAGGCATCAACATTGACGGTGATTGTTGTGCTGCCCATGCCGACACCGTTTGGCAGGATCGTCCCAGCACGGTCAGGAACAAACAGCTCAGGGCCACGCTCGCCAACCACAGAGGGGCGACCAACGGCGGGGCGGCCACCACTTGCGAAGCCAGGCAGAGCGGAAAACAAAGAGCTTGTAGGGAAAGCGAGCTTGAGCAGTGAGTTGACGCCCAGCTGCAACAGCTGACGTCCAATGCCTTGGAGTGCGCCGCCGAGGGCTTCAGTGACGCTTTTGGCTTGCATCAACGAATCAACGATTGCTGTGCTGATTGTGTTGCCAACCTGTTGGTACAAGTCGTTAAGGACTTTGGCCTGCCTTGCCCTTTCCTCTTCTATGCGTTTGGCTTCACGGTTTTGCTGGTTTTGGAAAGCCAGCTTGCCTGTCAATTTGATTGCTTGGTCGACCAGCGTTGCATTGTCATCAGTTCTGATTGCAGTCAGTTCCCCAATGTCGAACAACAGCTGCGCCTGAACCCTTTCTTCTTCAGTGCCAGCGGCAGCCAAAGCATTCCTCAGCTCAAGCTGTTTGACCTGTGCCTTGAGGCTTGCTAATGGATCAGTGGTGGTGCTGCCTTTGCTGCCGCCGCCTCCTCTTCCTGACAGCAATGCAGGTGGCTGTGTTGTGGTTTTTTCTGCAGGTGCACTGATTTCTGCTTGCAGTTGACCGGTCCTAAAACCTGTTTGCTGCAAGAGATCACGGAACCTTTCTTGCCGCAACTCATTAAACAAACCACTTCTTTCAAAACCAGAAAGGCGTCTTTGCGGATCACGGAGGTTTACAAGCCTTTCAGCTTCTTTATCAGCCTGCTGCTGCAACCGGCTTATAGATGCCCCGCTTAATCCTAAATTGTTGGCTAGAGCAGCGTTATTGATGGCTTTAGTAATAAAATTAACGGCGGTGATTGCTTCGCCAATAATGCCTTTTAAGGCTGGCGAGACAACGTTTCCTATTGTCACCGCAATCCTTTCAATACCGTCAACAAGGGTCGAAAACTTGCCCGCAAGTGTCTCTGACTGAGCAATCGCACCATTTGCATATTTGCCGCCTGTGTCCGTGATGTTTTGCAGAGCCAAGTTGACGGCATCTGCACTGATGCGGCCACCCTCAAGGGCCTTGCGGAACTCGTCTGCTGTCAGCCCATACATCTTCTGCAGCTCATCTTGCAGCCCGATACCACGCTCCTGCAACTGCAGTAGCTCCTCGCCCTGCAACCTGCCTTTGGCTTGGATCTGACCGAAGGCCGTAGCAATGCCGCCAAGATCAGCGCCAGTTGCGCCAGCAACATCCGCTAACCGTTTGGTTACATCAACGATCTGTTCCGTTTCAAAACCGAAAGCCTTTAAACGCTTCGCCGTTTCGACAAGCTCCGAGCTGGTGAACGGCGTTACGGCACCAAACTGCTGCAGCTCTTTGATGATGCTTCGAGCGTTACCAAGCGAGCCAGTCAGAACCTCAAGGCTTTTGGTCTGTCGCTCGAGTTCTGCAGTTTTGAAGATGACGAATTTACCCGCTTGGAAAACTCCAAAACCAGCAATAAGACCACGAATGGCCTTGCCAAGTCTGTTTACACCTTTAGATGCCGTATCAGCTGCCCTACCTGTTTCCCTGATTCCTTTGTTTGTTCGACGGATACTGTTCTGCGCCCCATTTGCGGCACGTTCGAGCTGCTTAGTGCTATTCGTAATCTTGCCGATCTTGCCACTGGCCTGATCGTTCAGCTTGATCAGCAGGGTTACGTCTCTTGCCCCGGCTGC